AGCAGCAACAAATTAGTGAAGGCGGAAACATTGATACTTCTTATCAAGCTGGAAGCAGAGCTAGGGCTTCTGTTAGAGGTAGTGAAGCTTCTTTAGAAACAAATCCCGGCTTCTTTGGAGGAAGTGAAATAGATTCCTTTGGAGGTATTCCTGCAACAGCTGATACTATTACTAATCAAAACAGAGCGATACAAGCAGGGTTAACTATTGCTAGTGTAGCAGCACCTCCTCTTTCTCCTTTTACTAAAGCGTTAAGTGTAGTAGCAGCAGTTAATGCTTCTAATAAAATCAGTAGCTTAACAGACCCTATGTATAACACCCCTAACGCTAAAGGTTTTTTTGATAAGACAGTAGAAGACATAGAAGGTATCCCAGCAGCAATAAAAGGAATACCGGGGAACATTGTTACAGGTGCTCAAAAAGGATTAAATGCACTAACAGGTTTAGTAACTAAAGCAGAACCTGTTAATGAACAACGTAAATCAAGAATAGAACGAGCTGAGCAATCTACAATTAATAAAAATACAAGAGATATAGCAGCGTCTGTACAAGCAGAACAACAATCACTTCAGCAAGCTAAAGAAGCTCAACAACAACAAACTATTAAAGACAACCGTAGAAGAGATAAAGAAGGTGGTGGTGGTGGTGGAGGCTTTAGTGGATTTGGCGGATCAGGTGAGTTCAGCGGCAATGAGTCAGGTATTGACGGGCTTTCAACATAACTTAATAGGTAATAAATAACATGGCTGGACGTACATTAGATTTTGCAGAGTATATTGGGACACCAGATACCCTAGCTAATGCTATTGGAAACAAGTACCTAGAGTGGTCTAACCAACGTAGGTCTTGGGTAGAGGATAAGAAGGAGCTACGTAACTACGTCTTTGCTACAGATACTACAAAGACTTCTAACGCTACCTTGCCTTGGAAAAACTCTACGACTACACCTAAACTATGTCAGATAAGGGACAACTTACATGCTAACTATATGGCAGCGCTATTTCCAAATGATGACTGGCTTCTATGGGAAGGTGATGATGAAGATTCAGAAGCTGAAGAAAAACGTAAAGTAATATCTTCTTACATTAAAAATAAACTACGTTACGGTAACTTCATTAACATAGTATCTACTATGGTTTATGACTTTATTGATTACGGTAATGTTATAGGGACTACTGAGTACGTTAATGAAACACGTATAGATGAAGAGACAGGTGAAGTCTACCCCGGCTATGTAGGCCCAAGAGCTGTACGGTTAAGCCCTTACGATGTTTTAATTAACCCTGTAGCATCTAACATTGATAACTCTCCTAAACTTATTAGATACATTAAAACATTAGGTGAGGTAGCCGCTGACATAGAAGATCATCCTGAAATGGGTTACCTATCTGAAGTCTTTAACGATATAGTAACTGTACGTCAGAACGTAAGTGGTCTATCTACACATGATGTAGACAAAGCTGAAGGTTACACTATTGATGGTTTTGGTTCTATCTTTGAGTACTATCAATCAGACTACGTAGAACTCTTAGAGTTTCATGGAGACATTTACGATACAACAACTAAAGAACTCCTTAAGAATAGAATTATTACGATTGCAGATAGACAACGTGTTATTCGTAACGTAGCTAATCCTAGCTGGAGAGGTCAGTCTATTCGTCACGCTGGCTGGCGATTACGCCCTGACAACCTGTACGCAATGGGGCCTCTAGATAATTTAGTAGGTATGCAGTACCGTATTGATCACTTAGAGAATTTAAAAGCTGATGTCTTTGATATGATTGCACATCCTATAGCTAAGGTGCAAGGCTTTGTAGAGGACTTTACCTTTGGACCGGGAGAGAAGATATACGTTGGAGAAGACGGTAACGTAGAGTTTATGCGTCCAGACACCACAGCCCTTAACGCTGACACACAGATTGCTATCTTAGAGAACAAGATGGAAGAGATGGCTGGCGCTCCTAGACAAGCAATGGGTATTCGTACACCGGGAGAGAAGACAGCCTTTGAAGTACAGACACTAGACAATGCATCTAGCCGTGTGTTTATGAATAAAGTAAGTTACTTTGAGCGTAACTTCTTAGAGCCTTTAATTAACGACATGCTTGAACTAGCTAGACGTAACATGGAAATCTCTGATGTAGTCCGTGTTGTAGATGATGAGTTTGGTGCAGCTCTCTTTGAAACGATAACACCTGAAGACCTAGCAGCACGTGGTAAGATTAGACCTATAGGTGCTCGTCACTTTGCTCAAAGAGCTAACCAGTTCCAGAACATGCTGAACCTTTTAAACTCAGCAGTAGGACAAGACCCTGCTATCAATGTACACATCTCAGGTATTAAGACTGCACAAGTAATAGAAGAACTACTTAACATAGAGAAGTTTAATCTAGTGCAACCTAACATCAGAGTAGCTGAACAGATGGAAACACAACGTATGGTTAATGCAGGGCAAGGTACACTAGATGAAGAACAAGCTGTAGGTGATGAATTAAGTTCTGGACAACCAGAGGAAACTATGGTATAATATTAGTATAATGATTAACTCAAAATGGAGCAGCAACTTAAAAGGTAAAGATAAAGAAAACCTTGACAGTGCAGTGAAAAGCTCCAGCATGTTGTTAGACCGTCTGACTGAGATCGTTCAACAACAAATACAATCTTTAGAATGCCCTACTAAAGCAGATTATGAAAGTAACTCTTGGGCCTATAAGCAAGCAGATCGTAATGGTCAGTTAAGAGCTTATAGAGATATCCTTACATTGACCGATAGAAAAGGAAAAACAAGTGACTGACATATTTAATAAAACACCAGAGGATGACCAACCCAATGGAGATACTATTCATACTGCTAATGAAACTCCTAGTATTCTAGGAAGCTATGTAGGAGATGGTAAAAAGTATAAGAGTCCTGAAGAACTAGCAAAGGGCTATCAAAACGCAGATCAATTTCTTAATCAAATGAAAACCGAGAACGAGCAACTACGTGGTGAGCTTGACAAAAGGCTTAACGCAGAAGATATGGTTGATCGTATTAAGAGAGAACATGAGGAACTACAAGCTTCTATAAAAGCTCAGGAGAATACCACTCCTCAGTTAGATGAGAAAGCGCTGTCCGATCTTATCTCTCAAACCCTAGACCAGAAAGACACACAGAAGGTAGCTCAAGCTAACATTCAAGCTGTAGACTCTAAGATGAAAGAGTTATTCGGTACTGATAAAGCGAGTGAAATACTTCAGACTAAATCGAAAGAGTTAAATCTTTCAGTGGAGTACCTAGCTGACGTAGCTGCCAAGTCACCTGATGCGTTTTACTCTGTACTAGGTATAGGTAGGGATAAGACAATTACCCCATCTATTACAGCTAGTACGACCAATACAGAAGCTGTTGCTAAAGTGAATAGTGTAGGTGCAGTAGAAGCCGATACATGGAACTCATTTGAGTCTATTAGACGAAGTGATCCTAAGAAGTATTATTCTCCTGCTGTTCAAAACAAACTATTCAAATCGAGACAAGAGAAAGGCCAAGCCTTTTATTCATAAACTAACTTTGGAGGTACATCATTATGATGGACACTGGTAATTCGGGTCACTTGATCCGTTCTGAAGTGTGGTCTAGCCAACTAAAAGAAACTCTATTAGATGAGCTTCAGGCAACCACATACGTAAACTGGATGAATGAATTTCCTGATGGAGATACATTTACTATTCCTTCTATTGGAGATGCAGTAACTGATGACTATTCTGAGAATAGCCCAGTACAGTATCGTGCTCTTGACACTGGCGAGTTCCAGTTCTCAATTGATCAATACAAGTCTTCTGGTCACTACATCACTAACAAAGCAAAACAAGATGGTTTCTGGATGAACCAACTTGTATCTTCCTTTGTTCCTAAACAATCACGTGCTATCTTAGAGACAGTTGAAACTAAGGTACTCGGTTTGCAAAGTCAACAGACTGCTTCTACTGCTAACGCTATCAACGGTGCAGATCACCGCTTTGTAGCTACTGGCACTAACGAAGTATTCACAGTTGCAGACTTTGCTAAGGCTCGTTACGCTTTAAAGAAAGCTAACGTACCTGATACAAACTTAGTAGCTATTGTTGATCCGTCTGTTGAGTACACGATTAACACACTAACTAATATTTCCAACATTTCTAACAATCCACGTTGGGAAGGTATTGTAAGTGACGGTATCGCTACTGGCATGAAGTTCATTAAGAACATCTACGGTTTCGATGTGTATACTTCTAACTACTTAGCAGATGCTAATGAGCAAATGGACAGTGCAGGACCAACTACTGCTGCTGGTAAAGCCAACTTGTTCTTTAGTGCAGCTTCTGATGTACTGCCCTTCATTGGTGCATGGCGTCAAATGCCACAAGTAGACTCTGAGTATAACAAAGACTTCCAACGTGAAGAGTATGTAACTACTGCTCGTTACGGTGTTAAGTTATACCGTCCTGAAAATCTAGTCGTTGTCTTGTCTGACACCGACCAAGTATAGGAGGGAATAGATATGTCTGCAAGTGAACTACACACAAACGCTGATGGCTTAGAAATTAAATTCGGCTCAGAACGGACTAAGCCTTCTATCCAAGGTGCTCTAAGCACAATGGGTGATGAGGCTCAAGCTGTTTATAAGATCACCGGAATTGATCTATTAA